CTCTGCTGACGTTGCTTCAGCACTGACCATGGCTGGTGTTCTCGACTACACCCCAGCACTCAACGCTAACCTCAACGTTGATGACACTGGTAACACCTTCGCTGGTGTTCTGCAAGGTAAGTATCGTGTTTATATCGATCCTTATGCTGCTAACGTAGTTCAGGGTGGATCAACTGGTAACCAATACTATGTTGTTGGTTATAAGGGTTCTTCACCTTATGATGCAGGTCTGTTCTATTGCCCATACGTTCCTCTCCAAATGGTTCGTGCAGTTGGCGAGAACAGCTTCCAGCCTAAGATTGGATTCAAGACTCGTTATGGTATCGTTCACAACCCATTTGCACAATCTGGTGCTGCATCTGGTGGCGTTACCGATAACGGTCTCCAACTGAACTCCAACCGTTACTACAGACGTGTTGCTGTTAAGAACCTAATGTGAGTTAATCTCACAAGGTTTAGTCAGAGGGTCTTCGGACCCTCTTTTTTTATCTAAATAATTAGAAAAAATGGCAACATCAAATATTTTTGATAAGCAAATTCAAAACAGGAATTTTCTTTCTCCCACTGGTTTTGAATTTACTTTAAATAGAGCACCAAAAGTTGCATTTTTCAGTAATGCAGCAAACATTCCCGGATTGAATTTGGGTGTAGCACTTCAACCATCATACTTGAAAGATATTGATACTCCTGGAGATAAAATTCAGTTTGAAGATTTTACATTAAGATTTATAGTCGATGAAGATCTTCAAAATTACCTAGAAATACATAACTGGATCAAAGGTCTAGGATATCCAGAAAGTTTAGATGAAATATACAGTTTGCAAAAACAAAAAAGTTATTCAAACGTAACTGCAAATAATGAAATGAACATCTATTCTGATGGAACATTGACCATATTAGGAAGTTCATTCAAACCAAATTTTAAAATAAAATTTAGCGACCTCTGGCCATACAGTTTAACAACTCTAAACTTTGATGCAACAGATACTGATATTCAGTACTTTACAGCAGAGGTAATTTTCAAGTATACTATCTACAATATAACTGATTTGAGTGGCAGTCCTCTATGACGATTGATCTTGATAAAATTCAAGAAATGTGGGAAAAAGATTCTAAAATAGATCCAGATAATTTACATAATGAATCTTTAAATATACCAGTTCTTCATGCAAAGTATTTTGAACTTTATAACACCATCTTTCTTTTGAGAAAAAAAGCAGAGCAGCAAAAAAGAAATATTAGACACGAACGATACGAATATTATTCGGGGAAAGCAGATCCTGATGTGTATGTAGAAAATCCTTTTCCCAAAAAAATTAGAGATAAGGATACTATGCAAAAGTATCTTGATGCAGATGAGAAACTATCGACAGTATGTTTAAAAATTGATTATTACGATACAATGCTTGTTTATATCGAAAGCATTCTCAAAATAATTCAGAACAGAACATATCAAATCAAAAATGCTATTGAGTTTATGAGATTTAACGCTGGACTAGGGTAAATAAATATTACTAGATGCATGGATTTATGTGATTGATACTACAGCAAACCTTGTTATATCAAAATCCAACGAAGTATTTTTAAAAGTCAATACTGAACCCCATATCGAATATGAGTTAAGAGACCACTTTAAGTTTGAGGTTCCTAATGCCAAATTTATGCCACAGTATCGTGGTAAAAATTGGAATGGGGAGATTCATTTGTATGATATGAGATCCAAGCAAATTTATGTTGGTTTGCTTGATAAGATTGTATCTTTCTGTAAGCAATATGGATACACTTATAAATTTGAAGATAATAGATTTTACGGAACACCTTTTGAAGTTAATGGGGAGATCTCGTATGAAGGTGTTAAGGATTACATGTATTCCATTTGTGCTCATACTCCCAGAAAATACCAGATTGAGGGAGTATATGGTGCCCTAAAGCATAATAGAAAACTATTGATAAGCCCGACTGCCAGCGGCAAATCACTGATGATTTATTCCCTTGTAAGATACTATGTGGATAAAGGCGAAAAAATTCTTTTAGTTGTTCCAACGACATCTCTTGTAGAGCAGATGTACAAGGATTTCCTTGATTATGGTTGGGATGCTGATTCATATTGTCACCGTATCTATTCTGGTAGAGAAAAAACAAATGAATATCCAGTAACAATTACCACTTGGCAATCAATCTATAAACTAGAACGTTCATTCTTTGAAGACTATGGTTGTATTATAGGTGATGAAGCACATTTATTCAAGAGCAAATCATTAGTCCAAATAATGACTAAACTTCATCATGCTAAGTATCGTTTTGGTTTTACAGGAACTCTTGATGGTACTCAAACTCACAAATGGGTTCTTGAAGGATTGTTTGGCCCATCATATAAAGTCACAAAAACTGATGAATTAATGAGACAAGGACATCTTTCTCAGTTAGATATTCAATGCATTGTTCTCAAACACAATCCACAAAAGTTTGAAACTTATGAGGATGAGATACAATATTTAATCTCTCACGAAAGAAGAAATAATTTTATTAAAAATTTAGCATTAGATTTAAAAGGAAATACTCTTGTGCTGTTCAGTAGAGTAGAAGCACATGGAGCAATACTTTATGAAAAGATAAATACTAACAAGCGAGATGAACGTAAAGTATTTTTTGTTCATGGTGGCGTAGATGCTGAGGAAAGAGAGTTTGTCAGAGAGATTACTGAGCGAGAGAATAACGCAATTATTGTTGCCTCTTATGGAACTTTTTCTACTGGTATTAATATTAAAAACCTCCATAACGTTATCTTTGCTTCACCCAGTAAGTCAAGAATACGAAATTTACAATCAATTGGAAGAGTACTTAGAAAAGGAAAAAATAAAACTAAAGCAGTTCTCTACGACATCTCTGATGATTGTACATTTAAATCAAGAAAAAACTATACTCTGAATCATTTAATTGAAAGAATCAAAACCTATAATGAAGAAAATTTTAATTATGAAATAATCACAATACAACTTAAGAACTAATGATTGAAGAAGATTTTTATGCAACAGTAAAACTTAAGACAGGTGAGGAAATCTTCTGTAAAGTAGCTGCTACAGAAGAAGAAGATAGAACTATGTTAATAGTTTCTAATCCAATAATAGTTTCTGAAATAAAGAGTAGAAATGGAATAATTGGATATAAAGTAGAACCATGGTTAAAGACTACAAGAGAAGACATGTTTATTCTTAATCTAGAAGATGTGTTAACAATATCTGAGTCTTCAGATATAGAAATGATAATGATGTATCAAAATTATGTACGTCAATCTACAAAAGAAGGTAATCACTCTAAGATCAATCGTAGAATGGGATATCTTGCTAATGTTAATGATGCTAAAGATATCTTAGAAAAGTTATATAAAAATAGCTAAAATTAATCTTATCAACCTCCACAAAGGTAATTGTACAAGGTTTTTGATACCTTGTCAAGTATTTACATAAGTGGTATAATCTATACATAATAATGATAAAAACTTATGATAACCACAGCAGTTATGACCAAGAGAAAGAGGTCAGAGCATTATGTAAACAATAAAGAGTTTCTTGCTGCTCTAATTAAGTATCGTGAAGACAAAGAAATTGCAGAAATCCAAGGAAAACCAAAACCTCCTATTCCTCACTATATTGGAGAGTGTTTCCTGAAGATTGCCAATCACCTGTCATTCAAACCAAACTTCGTGAACTATATGTTCAAGGAGGATATGATTTCTGATGGCATTGAGAACTGTGTTCAATACATTCACAACTTCAATCCAGAGAAGTCACAAAATCCTTTCGCATACTTTACTCAAATCATTCACTACGCATTCCTCCGTCGTATTCAGAGAGAGAAGCGTCAATTAGAGATCAAAAATAAAATTCTTGAACGTTCTGGATATTCTGAAGTTTTTGAAAGCGGAAGCATTGACGGTTCTGAGTATTCTGACTATAATAGTATCAAGGACGCAGTGCATTCTAAACTCAGATACTGAATGAAAGTCGCAATTATTACTGACCAGCACTTTGGAGCACGAAAGAATTCTAAACTCTTTCATGATTATTTCTTAAAGTTCTACAACGATATATTTTTCCCTACACTCGAAGAGCAAGGGATTACTACTATTGTAGATATGGGAGATACTTTTGATAGTCGTAAAGGAATTGATTTCTCTGCTCTATCGTGGGCTAAGAATAATTATTATGACCGTCTCCAAGAAATGGGAGTAAAGGTTCATACAATTGTCGGCAATCATACTGCGTATTATAAGAATACTAATCAAGTAAACGCGGTTGATTTGCTTCTGCGCGAATATGATAATGTAACTGTATATTCTGAACCAACTGAAGTGATGTTGGGCCAATTGCCTGTGCTTTTTATACCTTGGATTAATCAAGAAAATGAAGATAAAACTTTTAAACTTATTGAAAAGACAACTTGCTCGTGTGCGATGGGGCACCTTGAACTCCAAGGATTTAGAGTTAATAAACAAATCATCATGGAGCACGGTTTGGAGAGCAAACTATTTGGTAAGTTCAGTAGGGTCTACTCGGGACACTATCACACTCGATCGGATAACGGGCTAGTTTATTACCTTGGAAATCCCTATGAAATGTTCTGGACAGACGTTGGTGATACTAGAGGATTCCATCTATTTGATACTGAAACAGTAACTCATGAACCTGTTAATAATCCTTTCCGATTATTCCATAACATTTATTATGAGGATACTAACTATCAAACATTTGATACTAGAGATTATGAAAATAAAATTGTAAAAGTAGTCGTTCGCAAAAAATCAGACACTAAAAAGTTTGAAAAGTTTATTGATAAACTTTATTCTTCTGGAGTTGCGGAACTAAAAATTGTTGAAAATTTTGCAATTCAAGAATCTGAGAATTTTGAAATTTTTGAATCTGAAGACACTCTTTCTATATTGAATAGATATATTGAGGAGGCAGAAATAAATCTTGATAAATCAATTGTACAAAAAGTAATCCAAGAAATTTATCAGGAAGCATGTGAACTGATCTAAAATGTTTATTTTAACAATCAATGGCAGAGAAACCGAAGGTGCATATTCAGTAATGAATGATGAGGGAGAGCAAATCCTTTATCTCTTTGAAGAAGAAGATGATGCTGTTCGATATGCTATGATGTTAGAAGAAAATGGTTGTCCAGAAATGCACGTCATAGAAATAGAAGATGATGTGATGATTAAAACTTGCGAACTGCATGATTACATGTATACTATTATTACTCCAAATGACATTGTGATTCCTCCTGATATCGAACATGATTTTATTTAAAACCATTCGTTGGAAAAACTTCTTAAGTACTGGTAATCAATATACTGAAGTTGATTTTACGAAGAATAAAACAAACTTAATTATTGGAACAAATGGTGCAGGTAAGTCTACTGTTCTAGATGCTCTTACTTTTTCACTGTTTGGAAAACCATTTCGCAAGATTAATAAACCACAACTTATCAATTCTGTAAATGAAAAGGATTGTAGAGTTGAGGTTGAGTTTTCTATTGGAAATACTGAGTGGAAAGTCATAAGGGGTATTAAACCTGCTATCTTTGAAATTTGGAGAAATGATACTGCATTAGACCAATCTGCAGCTGCTCTTGACCAACAAAAGTGGTTGGAACAAAATGTTCTTAAAATGAACTATAAGTCTTTTACTCAAATTGTTATTTTGGGTAGTAGCACCTTTGTTCCTTTTATGCAACTTTCCGCTGCAAATCGTAGAGAAGTTATTGAAGATTTGCTTGACATTAAAATCTTCTCTTCTATGAATTCTCTTATTAAAGAAAAGATTCGTTCTGTCAAAGAGGAAATCAAAGTTTTTGAACTTAAGAAAGAATCTCTTCTTGATAAAGTCAAGATGCAGGAAGAGTTTATTGAAGAACTTGAGAATCGTGGTAAAGATAATATCAGTAATAATAATCGGAAAATTTCCGATTTAGATAAAGAAATTGAGCAATACACTCAAGAAAATGAGTCTGTAGAAGAACCTCTCAGAGCACTTATTTGTGAGCAAGAAGCTATCACTGGATATGCAGAGAAACTCCGTAAGTTGGGAAATCTTAAAGGGAAAATTTCTCAGAAAGTGTCTACTATTACCAAAGAACATAAGTTCTTTACTGAGAATACGGTCTGCCCTACCTGCACACAACCTATCGATGAAGAGTTCAGAATAAATAGAATTAACGACGCTCAAGATAAGGCAAAGGAGTTGCAATCTGGTTATAAAGAACTGGAGGAGGCAATTAAAGAGGAAGAGGAGCGAGAGCGTCAATACAACTCTCTAACGAAGGAGATTTCAAATCTAACGAATGGCATTTCTCAAAACAATATTAAGATTAATGGATTACGGAGACAAATCCGAAATCTTGAATCGGAAATTCAAAAAATTACCGAACAACTTGCAAACCGAAATTCTGAACATGAAAAGTTAGAATCCTTCAACAAAAACTTAAAAACTACATACGACGAACTCGCTTCCAAAAAAGACACAATTAACTATTACGACTTTTCGTATAGTTTACTCAAAGACGGTGGAGTAAAAACCAAAATCATTAAGAAGTATCTACCGCTGATAAATCAGCAAGTAAACCGTTATCTTCAGATGATGGACTTCTATATTAACTTCACACTTGATGAGGAATTTAACGAAACCGTCCAGTCACCTATTCACGAAGATTTCTCCTATGCTTCTTTTAGTGAAGGTGAGAAAATGAGAATTGACCTAGCACTTCTTTTCACTTGGAGAGAAGTTGCAAGAATGAAAAATTCGGTCAATACAAATCTTCTGATTATGGATGAGGTGTTT